TATTACAAAGACAAACGAGATATACACTCTGTCGAGTTCGGCAAGTATATTCCTGGAATTACTGTTGTTCATGAGCCTACTACCATTGGCGATGTTACACTTTGCCCGTGGCTCGTCGGAGACGAGTGGAAAGCCGTAGGCAAGAAAGGTGGCAAATATATCTTTGGGCATTTTGAATTGCCCAGCTTCTTTATGAATGCTATGATACAGATGCCAGATCACGGTGAGATTCAGCTAGATAGCTTTAAAGGATACGAACTAGGATTTAGTGGGCACTTCCACAAACGCCAACAGCAACGTAACATGATTTATATTGGCAATGCATTTCCTCATAACTATGCAGATACATGGGATGACGAGCGCGGCATGATGATCCTTGAGTGGGGTGGTCAGCCAGAGTATCACACATGGCCCATGCAACCAACATTCCGCACGGTTAAACTAAGTCAACTTATTGACGAAGCTGATACAATTATTAAACCTAATCAGCATCTGCGTGTTAGTCTTGATATTGATATCACTTATGAAGAGGCAAGTTTTGTCAAAGAAGACTTCATGAACAAGTACGACATTCGAGAATTAACACTTATTCCCGAAAAGAAAGAATTAGAAATTAATACTGACATTGACATACAGGCATTTGAGAGTGTAGATCAAATTGTTAGTAATCAACTAATCAATATCGAAAGCGATACATTTGATAAAAAAATATTGTTGGAAATTTATAATAGCCTATGATCAAAATTAAGGATTTAACCGTAAAAAACTTTATGAGTGTGGGTAATCAAACCCAAGCTGTAAATTTTGGACGTGAGCAATTAACTCTTGTGCTAGGAGAAAACTTAGATCAAGGTGGAGATGACAGCGGATCACGCAATGGTACAGGTAAAACTACTATTGTTAATGCATTAAGTTTTGCATTATTTGGTACTGCACTGACTAACATCAAGAAAGATAACTTAATCAATAAGATTAATAACAAGAACATGTTAGTTACTTTATCGTTTGAGAAAGACGGTAACAAGTATAAGATCGAACGTGGTCGTAAACCTACAATTATGAAGTTCTATGTTAATAATCAAGAGCAAAGTGCAGAGTCTAATGACGACAGTCAGGGCGATATGCGAGAAACGCAGAAAGATATTGACGAGTTGTTAGGTATGAGCCACGATATGTTCAAGCATATTGTTGCTCTTAATACCTATACAGAACCGTTTCTCAGCTTAAAAGCTAATGAACAACGTGACATTATTGAACAGTTGTTAGGTATTACATTATTAAGTGAAAAAGCTGACTTGCTGAAAGAGCAAATTAGAATTACTAAAGAATCAATCTTTCAAGAAACTGCTGATATAGAAGCTTCTAAAAAATCTAACGATAAAATACAAGTAAGTATAACTGGTTTAGAAACTAGACAATCAGCTTGGTATGCGCAACAAAAAACAGATTGCGAAAAAATTGCAAATAGTATTACAGAGCTGCAAAACGTTGATATTGAGCGTGAATTAGAACAACATGCCAAGCTAAAACAATATGATGAACATGCAGCTAAGATTAAAAGTCTCAATAAAGAGAAAGCAACCTTAGAAACAGCAGTCATACAAGCTGATAAGAGCCTTACTAAGTATACTAAAGAGTTAGAACAGTTAAAAAATAAGACATGTCCTGCTTGCGAACAGGGATTACATAGTCACAAGCATGAAGAAATGACTTCTAGTGCCGAGAAAAATCTAGCAGATGCTATGCTGTATTTGCAAGGTGTTAGTGATAGCTATACTAGCGTATTACAAGAATTAGAAACTATTGGTGACATCAATGGCAGGCCTAACACTTACTATGACACTGTAGAAGAAGCATTAAAGCATCAAAACAATCTTACTAGTTTAGAATCTGCTCTAGTAAAAAGAACAGATGAAGTTGACCCGTATCAAGAACAAATTGACGATTTAAGGCACACTGCTATCCAAGAAATATCATGGGATAACATTAATCTACTGAATAGTATGAAGGATCATCAAGAGTTTTTGCTCAAACTGCTGACTAATAAAGATTCGTTTATTCGTAAGAAGATCATTGATCAAAACCTTGCCTATTTGAATAACAGGCTTACCTACTATCTTGACAAGATGGGATTACCTCACCAAGTAAGTTTCCTAAACGATTTAAACGTTGAGATTACTCAGTTAGGACAAGATCTAGACTTTGACAACTTGTCTCGTGGCGAGCGTAATCGTTTAATCCTTGGATTGTCGTGGGCATTCCGTGATGTATGGGAAAGTCTGTATCAAAGCATTAATTTATTGTTTGTTGATGAACTTATTGACAACGGATTAGATGCAAACGGTGTAGAAAATGCTTTAGGCGTACTTAAGAAGATGGCACGTGAACGCAAGAAGAACATTTTCTTAATCTCACACAAAGATGAGTTGATAGGTCGTGTTAATAATGTGCTTAAAGTTATTAAAGAAAACGGCTTTACCAGCTATGCAAACGATCTTGAGATTGATTAATGAACTATGATGAGTTGCACGATCAACTAATGAAAGAATTCAGAGCCTACTTTGAAGACTATCAAAATTGGGCAACTACAGAGTCGCATGCCAGTGGTATGCGTACTCGCGCACATTTGTCAGAAATTAGACGATTTGCCAGCGCACTACGAGTAGAAATACTAGAAACACGTAGAACTAAACCAAAAATTAAATCTCCTGCATATAGGGCTGCAAAGCTCGCAGAACAACAGGCTCAGAACCAACAGGCTCACGGGAATGATGATGCTAACTAAAGCATGTCATGGACTTATCAGAATGAAATTATCGAAACACTCCCCGAAGAGTGCATCGGATTTGTATATCTTATAACCAATGTCATCTCTGGCAGAAAATATATAGGCAAAAAACTTGCTAAATTCTCTAAGACTACAACTAAAACTGTAAAATTAAAGAACGGTACCAAGAAAAAGAAGAAGATTCGCAGTAAAATTGACAGTGACTGGCGTGAATATTACGGCAGTAACTTGGAATTAAATGCAGATGTTCTAAAATTAGGCAAAGAAAATTTCACAAGAGAAATCTTATATTACTGCAACTCAAAAGCGCAATGCTCTTACATCGAGGCCAGAGAACAATTCTCCCGTAAAGTATTAGAATCAAACGAGTATTACAACGGACACATACAAGTCCGTGTACATGGCTCACACATTATATTAAAATCTTAGGCTCATCAAGCAGTAATAGCAAGCGCAAGCTAACATCGTGCGCCCGTATACCTGGATCTGGGATCGCAGGGAAGGAAACTCTAGCTGCTAAGAGTACTTAACCACCATCCTTAACAGGACGAGGATCGCAAAGCTGCCGCGGTTTGGTTATTTAAAGGAATTAAAGGCAAAAAGAGGGAGAAATACCCACGTTTGCATGTATGTTAGCGTATGCATGTGGACCGCCGTCATATAAAGACACAGCTCGAGGTACCGGATGACCGCCTCTGTAATGCTGTAACGCTAAGTGATATTGTTCAACTCAGATAATGTTTCTTTGCCCGCAAGGGCAAAGTGTGACTGAACAATCTAGATAATATTTAAACTGCTTCGCAGCAGTAATATTAAATACAAAAAGAAAATAGTTCGAGCGCAAGCGATGAACAGATGTACGCAGTACATCATTAACTAAATACAATATCATGAAAGTATACGACATTATCAGTGAGGCAACACCTCAATATACACCTGGAGCTCTGGCAAGAAGAAATGCTGCAAGAACACAGGCACGTGTTGCACCATCTCAAACAGCGACTCCCACTGCTACACCTGCAAAAACTAGTGGCCCGTCTGATCTTCGTACACAAAGAACTGCTCAGGCTGCTGAACTACGTAGGCAGGGCGGTCCTAAATCTGCAAGAAAACTTGGAGACATAGTAAAAAAGCATCATGAAATATGGAAGACAGGTAATACTGCGGCAGCTCAGGCAATGGAAAAATCTTTCTGGGCTAAACTTGGTACTAGTACCGGTACGTTTTTTAAACTACTTGGACTTGGAACATCGATAGCAGACCTGTATATTGATCTTGCTGGATTAGAAGACCTTTACAATAATAAAGAACTAACTAAAGAAGAATACGAAGCTGAACGAGAATTTGCATTTGGAGTATTTGAAGCGCAAATAATTGTACCAATGATTGTTAGATTTGTAGCAAACAGTCGAATAGTGTTAATGCTAGTTAGACTTATTAAAAATGTAGTTCTAGGCGCTGGTGCAGTTGCAGGAGTTGCAACTGGGGGAGTAGTATCAGCAGCATCAATTGCCGCTATGGTCGCTACTGAAGCTGGAATTACAGCATTTCAAATGTGGTTAGGTAGCGATCAAGGTAAAGATGTTCTTGCTAAGAGTGTGTTTATGCCTATAATTAGGGGCGGTGGCTACGTTGGCGAAGGATTATGGAACAAGTTTTTATATGCATTTTCGAATAGTTCATTCTATCCTGATGCTGAAAAGAAACAAGGACAATTTCAAAATAAGAAAGCACTTGACACTGCTAAGACTCCGCAAGAAAAACAAGCAGCACAGCAGGCAATTGATACTGCTAAATCAACACAAGATCGTTCAGACGATATCGATGCATTACAAGCTAAATTAAAGTAACGGCATACCACTTTTCTTAGTGGCTTCTATGTTTTCTTTGATAAGAGAGCTCATAATATTCCTATCTTCATAGGAATACACATGAAATAAGTCTTGACTGGTCACTCCGCCACGCATGTACCAACTTATTTTAAATATCTCTTCCTTAACCTCAGCTGCCTGACGATCAAATGTCTTTAAAAAGTCTTCAAGGTCAGAGTGTTCGACATAGCCTAGGCGGTTACGAAAAAATTTGATTGATCCAAATTAACAGTCACAGCATCTTCAGTACCACACGTGGCACATTTGATCTGAGACTTGGGCATAGTCCATTTTTCTTTATTTTCTTCTAGCTTTTTCTTAATAGCAGCATACAACTCTCTATCGCTATTTTTAACCCATTCAACAATAAATTCTTTTTCATTAACAATTCCGTCTGGAACTTGAACACTGTCAATGCTGTTGATAAACAGTTGAGTTTGTACATCTGCTAGATTTTTATACACTAGATCAACTTGCACTTGTTGATCTTGCTCGTTTTCCATAGTGCTAACTTGTGCCAACATCTTTTGTAATTTAAAATTTTCTATGTTAATTTCTGTAAGTTCTTTATAACTTAGTGGACGCAGAGTAACTATTAGTTCACCTACTTGAATTTTATTATCAAATGTTAAACTGCTGTAGTATTCTAAGAATGTTCGCAAGTCAATATCAAATTCATTTTCTGTTCCGCAGTTATTACACGTATGTCTAATACCTAGCAATTCACCAAACGTAGCAATTCTAATAGCAGTAACAATACTATCTACGTCTAGAGTGGGCATCTTACTAGCGTCTTTGATAAACGGACAACAACTTTCAATAACTTTAACTGTTGCTTCACCAGTAAACAATGCGTCTGGAGTCTTGTACATGATTTCATCCATGCCGTTCATACCAAAGATTGGTACATTGTTATAGTCACCGTGAAACGCACCTTCTTCATAGTGTAATCCTTTGCTGGGCAAAGAGATGTAGATTTTAGGCTGGCGATAGTACTTCTGTAGAGGGTTTAGTGGGTTCATTTTTACTCCCGATAAATATAATGTATCCTTATTTATATACGCAGTTTTCCGGGAAAAATAATATGTCAATGTCTAAACAAGAACTAGTAGATGCCCTTAAAGAAGCAAGCCGAGCCGGCTATTTTGGAGGCATGGGCGGTGGTGGCGGAATGTCCGGTGGTAGCGGTGGCGGTGGAGGCAGTTCAGGCGCCGGACAGTTTGGTAAAGAATTAGGTGCTGCTGGAGATGCCGTTAAAGGATTAGGCAATGCAGCTCTAGGAGTTGGATCAAAAATTGCTGAGGGTGGTGCAAAATTAGGAGATGTAACTCAGGCATTGTCAGCTGGGTTGTCTGGACTAGGAGCAAGTGGGTCTGTTCTTGGAGCGTCTCTTGACAAAGGCGCCAAAGCCTTAAACTCACTTGGTCAAAATATTGATCAAAATATTGATACTTGGAGAAAACTATCCGACACTGGTTTATCGTTTGGTAACGATATAATGGCTATGAAGGATCAAGCAAGTGCTGCTAGGATGAGCATTGCTGAGATGTCCGAAGTAATGCAGAAGAATAATTCTTCAATGTTAGGGTTTGGGGCAACTAGTGCTGAAGGCGCTAAAAAGTTTTCTAAAATGGCCGATACGTTTTTTACTAGCGGACTAGGTGAACAACTACGTGGTATGGGATATACTACAAAAGAACTTAATGATGTTCTAGCAGTTAGTATATCAGGATCAAAACTTAAAGACTTAAAAGACAAAGACGGACAAGACCGATCTCTTAAAGCCGCAGCAAGCCTAGCTACTGAGATGGATGCAGTAGCTAAGATAACAGGACAAAGTAAACAAGAACAACTTGATGAGTTAAGACGTAAAGCAACCGACGGACAACGTATGGCTGCTATTGATGAAGCTATAGCCAACGGTGGCGTTGGCGCAAAAGAAGCGTTTGATGCAATCAGTGCTAATGGTAAGTTGATGGGTCCGCAGTTCCAGAAACTTGCAGAAGATATGGCTTCTATGGGACGCCCGTCAGAAGGTATGGAAGCAGCCTACGGACTACTAAGTTCTGATGCTAAGAAATTAATGAGTGAAGCAGGCGAAGCTGCTCGAAGCGGTGACAGAGAACGTGCTGCAATGCTGACGAAACAAGCGGCTGCTGAGCAAGCCGCTTTTCAAAATACTAGTCAATATCGAACAATGGCTGCTCAAGCAGGCATTAAAGAAACACAAGAAAGCTATGCACAAGGTGCTAAGTTTAGAAATGCTCTTGCAGATGCAGGAGGCAATATTAAAAATGTAGAAGCTTCGATGAAAAAACTTGACGATCAAGTTAAATCAGAACAACAAGCTGGAGGCAAAGATGATCCAAATGCAACTGCAGGGGCCGGCATTACTAGATTTGCAGTTGATCTTGAAAGCCGAGGACGTGACTTAACCAAAGTACTAAACGATCAAGTTATTCAACCGTTAGCAAAAGATATTGCACCATCAATTGTTAAACTTAGTAATAAATTAAATTTGGGTTCTTCGACAGTTGTACAAACTGAATTTGGCGACCCAATGAAAAAAGGATACGAGAAATCTAGACTTGATCGAATAGTTAAAGAAGAAGCAGGAGACAAATCAGGACCTAATAAAGGAGTTGGTGATAAAGATGCTGCATCTAAAGATGTAGTAGAATTTCATAAATTAATTACAGGAAATCAAAAGCAGTCTGATACAGCTCTTAAAGTTATAGAAAAAATTGCTAATGAAAAATCAATGTCTAAAGAAGATGTTGTTAAAGGTGCAATGGCAAACAAGGGTGCTGGTATGGCAGACCTTGTTAGTCAAATTAAAAAAGAGCTGCCGGCAGATGCACAACTTGACAAAACTGACAGCGACAAATCAAAGAAAGATAAGATAACTCATGTATCTGGAGATAAAGCAAAACCAGCAGGCGAATCATTAGGAGCTATGGTTGAATTTGCAGGAGGATTGTTTAGGGAAACTCCGGGCAAGGTTGAAATAGTTAACGGTGGCGCTGCTGCACCAGTACCTAAACGTGAAAGCGGTAGTTTAGATAAAGCCGGTAAAATGTTTGAAGATTGGGGTAAAGGTACTATGGTAGAATTACACGGTATGGAAAGTGTAATGCGACCACAAGACGTATCTAAAGTCATTGAATCTGCAATGGCCGGTGTAAGAAAAACTATGCCAAAAGTAGATATGGCAGGTGCTGGTGCCAAGTTAGAAATGCCCAAGTTAGAAATGCCTAAATTAGATACTGCTATGGGTAAAGATAAAGAGTTTGCAGCTCTAGCAGCTGAAATAAGCAAAATGGGCAAAGCAGATATGTCCAAGTTAGATTTGTCTAGTATGTCTAAATCTATTAGCACTAGTATTAGTTCAGTAAGTGGCGGCGGATCTACTACCACTAAACAAGTTCAAAATGACAGTAGTAAGGCTGCTGAAAAAGAATTAGCTTCTGTTAGAGAACAGATGCAAGTTGAAAAAAATGCTTTAAGAGAAAAGCTCAAAGCTCAAATAGGAGACGGCAGCAAGTTAGGCGGCAATGCAGTTGCTAAGGAATTGCGAGTTGGAGATGAAGGTAAAGGAATAGCTGAGAAATATAAAGCTATGATGGAACCGTTACAGAAACAAATTGATGCAGGCATTAGTTTTGAAACTACTAAGAAAGCAGCTGCCATTGAAGAAACTACTAAGATGGTTAGTGAACAAGTATCTATTACTAAAACTAGTAACAGTACGCTTGCTGACATGTATAAAGATGACAGCAAATCTAAACTAGATCTTGCTAAGAAAACTAACGCTGATGCATTTAAAGAAGCAGAACTGGCAAAAAGTGTAATTGGTACTTCGGTAAAAGGTATGAGCGACGATATGATCGAAGCAATGATACCAAAAGGTGCAAAGATCGAAGATTACTATATTGACATGAATGACAAGATACAAAGTAATTCAGCTGACTTTGTTGCAAACATGGAGAAAAATGCCAAAGCGTCTACTAGCGTAGTTGAATCATATTCAACTACTATATCATCATCTAGTAAAAAAATGGCAGGCGATATTGCTGGAGCACTACCCGGCGCAACAACTAAAACATCGGCCGCTCCTATGCCAATGAGTATGGCATCAATGTCTGTGGGTATGGATAGAGCCATGCTCAAAACAGACGATCAAAAGAAAGTATTTGATGAGATAATGACTCTCAACGCAAAAGCGTCAAAAGAAAAACAATTGTCATTGCAAGAAGAGATGATGGCAGCAACCGCAACAAATAGAGCTGCATCTGAAGCTATTGACTTAATGGAAGAAAAATTAGATAAAGAAGGCAAAGGATTTAAAGATCTTACAGGTAAGCAAAAAGAAGAATATGATGCTCTTAGAAAACAACAAAACGATTCTTCTGATGCAGCCGAAAAAGCAAGAGAAGCAATCAAAGCTGTTGACCGTGCAGAACAATCTAAACAAACGTTGCAGAAAATGGGCTATGATATTGCAGTCAAACAAGAAGAAGATAAAACAAAGATTATTGAAACTTCTAGTGAAAAGATTAAATCAGATATAGCTGATGCACTGCCTGTAAAAGAAGTAGCAGCACAACAACAAGAATTTAAATCACAGTTTACAGAAAGTCAACAAAAGATTATTGATGACTATAAAGGATACAGTGAAGAAAATCGTTCGTTCCACGCACAAGCAATGGAATCAGGGATTAAGGAAGATACTAAAACTGCAGAGAAAATTGGCAATCGTATTGCTAAAATGAAAGCAGACATTGGAGATAGACAAGCTACTAAAGAAGAAGAAGCTGCACTTGAAAATGAAACATTGAATAAAGCAATGTTTGAAAAGCAAGTAGAAAAGAAAAAAGAAATGCTAGATGTTATGCAGAATCTAGGCGAGTACGGTGCTAAACGTGAATTAGAACTTAAACAGAAAGCAGCAGACGACGCAAAAACAGTAGCAATTGAAGATAAAAAAACTGATGCAATTACTGCAGAACTACCAGTTAATGGTGTAGCAATGGGTCCTCGACCCGAAGTAAGTGACCAAGAGGCAAAACAGAAAGTAGCAGACGAAGCTAAATCAGAATTAGCAAGAGAAAGTCGAAGAAGCACCCCACAGGATGCACCAAAACGCAAAATGATGAGCACGGCAGACATGATGGGCGGCGGTTTGGACATTGGCCCTAACGGTATGCCAATTATGAAGAAAATTGATACTGCTAAAAATAGTATACCAGCTAAACCTGCAGATGCAGATGCAGATAGAGAAAATGCAAAATTCAAAAGACAAGCAGAAGAGAAAAAAGCAGAAGCTGCTAAAATAGCTGAGAAAAAGCCCGATGCCAAAGCAGCAACTAAAGAATCTACTCTCTCTGACGTGGTATCGGCGCTGAATACGTTAAATAAACAGATGGGCCAACTAATAGCAGTTAGTGAAGAAGGCCACAAATCTACAACCAAAGCTGCGAAGAGTGGTGCTAGTAACATATACGCGAGATAACAAACATGTCATGGAAGAAATACTTTACCCCAGCATCAGTAAATTCTGAATCTGGAAACTATAGTCCAATTGGAAACGGTTCGTCTCGCCCAGGTCCGGCTCAAGCAAACTACTCTAGTTTTTTACCAGATGTATATACCGGCGCTCCGAATCGTATTGATCGTTATTTGCAATATGATACAATGGACATGGACAACGAAGTTAATGCAGCATTAGATATTCTAGCAGAATTTTGTAGTCAAAAGAACAGAGAAAATCAAACTCCATTTAGTTTATTTTACAGAAATAAAGCAACTAATAGCGAAATAGCTATCCTTCGCGAGTACCTACAGCAGTGGTGTAAACTACAAAAATTTGAAACAAGAATTTTTAGAATTGTGCGTAACGTGTTCAAATACGGCGATGCGTTCTTTGTTCGCGATCCTGAAAACAAGAAATGGATGTACATTGATCCGGGCAAGATTACTAAGATTATTGTAAACGAAAGTGACGGCAAA